CTTGTGGCCGTCCACTCTGCATTGCTCGCCCTCCTGCATGAGCAGCAGGGCGACAACCTCCAAAGCGTCGACGGATTGACCGTCACCTTGAGCCACGAACCCGATAGCGAAGGCTTGGACGTCCTCTATACGTTCAAGGGGCAGCCGGTGGCAGGGGAGGGCGTTTGATGTTTGGCAACTGCTATGCCTTCACCATCTTTCTAGGTGCCACATCCTCGGGCGGCTGGCGTTCACTTTGTGCCCATGGCCTGCGCAGTCATGTCCTTATGGCTTCAACCTCAACCGCTTCTGAGCGGCGCTTATGACTGCCTTTGCCGCCGTTTCCAACATCGTCCATTTCGACAGCACGCCCGGAATGGTTCGCGCTGCTCATCGTTCTCATGCGCAATCGTGCGCTCGGTTCGAGGCGCAGCGTGCCCAGCAGGAGGCGCGCAGCGCCTCCGGGCTTGTCTCATTATCAACAACTTGTATGAGTGGTGTTCCTGTCGTTGTTCACATGGCAGAAAACACAATCCAGATTGACCCCAAACAGGCTCGCGTTACCCGTCTTCGCAAAGGTCTCGGTATTGCTGCGAAGCAGCTTCACAATCAAGGCCCGAAGAATCAGCAAATCTGGATGCAGACCCTGACCTATGCAGGTGACAACCGCCAGTGGAAGCCCGAACACATCAGCCGGTATCTCGATGCCCTGCGCAAGTGGCACTACAGCCGCACCGGTTCCGCAAAAGTCCGTTACGCATGGGTGGCCGAACTCCAGCAACGCGGCGTTATTCACTACCACGTCATTGTCTGGCTGTCCGCGGCCCTCACGCCTCCCAAACCCGATACCCCATGGCGGCGCACCGACAAGCGCGGCAACGTCACCCATGAACCCGCAATGTGGCCCCACGGCATGTCTAACCGCATGAGGTCAACCGCCCCGGTTGCCTACCTCATGAAATACGCCTCCAAGATCGAATCCAAAAATGTAGGAACCTTTCCCCATGGTGCACGAATACACGGCGCTGGCGGCTTGGATGAGTCTGGCCGGTGCATCCGTCGCTGGGTGCTTTGGCCTGCTTATGTCAAGGGCAATGCTTCGGTCTCCGACCGCTTCAAGCCTGCGCCGGGAGGCGGTTTTATCAATCATGAAACAGGAGAGCTTTTGCTCCCTGAATTCGCACCAACAGGCGCGGGTTTTTCTCGCTTTATCCGAGTCCGCACCACGCCAAGACGCATCGACCCATCCGGGCCGTTCTCCTGGCTCAAACCTGAAACGGTGCATTGATGGCTGACCCTGTCGTCATCGAATGCTCCACAGCGTGCACTGTCACCCTGGTTCACGAATTAAGCCTTCCACCTCTGCAACTGAGTGCAGATGAGGGAGCAGTAATTGCAGGTGCCATCCTTGCAATCTGGGCGGTTGGATGGGGCTTTCGTGCCCTTATCCAAACCCTCCGGCATACCGATGGAAATTCAACTACTGAGGAAAACTGAAATGAACAAAACCTTCAATCGCGGCCTCCTGGCTTCTGGTTCTTTGGCCCTGACCGGTGCAGCAAACGCCGCAGCCATCGACGTTACCGGTGTCGTCACTGACGTTGCCGCACAAGCCACGCCTATTGGCTTGATCGGTGCTGCTGTGCTGCTGGTCTACGTGGGCATCAAGGCCTTCAAGTGGGTTCGCGGCGCTCTCTCCTAAGCCCTCACTTCATGCGCTCCCTGACCGGCCGGCAGGGGCCTTGCAAAAGCCTACGCGGTGGGCTTCTCCAAGGTGGAACACATGGGCCTATTCGTCATCATTGCAATATTGGGGGCTGCATGGCTAATCTTTACCGCTTGATTTTTGCGGTATGTCTCTTGGCTTTGTCTGCTGTTTCTCATGCCGTCATCACGCCTTCTTATACATACAAATATGCTGATGGCTTCATCGGTACGCCTTCCGAAATTGTTGCTCACCAGCAGGCGCTAGAGGGCCCACGCGGGTGCAATTACGGTGCCAGTACAATGACGTATGTAATTTCTTTCAATAACGCCACTGCTTCTAGTGTCGATATTCGTTATTCATTCAGCTGTCCCACTGGCACTTCTGCTAGTAACCTTCTGATTTACACAGCGCCTCGTGAGTCGTCTGTTTGTCCTGTCGGCTCTGCTTTGTCTGGTGGTTCGTGCCAATGCGTGTCGCCTCTCGTTGAAATTGACGGTCAATGTCTCAGCCCTGCTTGTCCGGATGGTCAGCATGAAGAGGGCGGTGCTTGCGTCCCCAATAGCTGCATTCCCAATGAGACTCGCGTAAATGGCGTGTGTGTTTCTGAGCCTGCTTGCCCTGCTGGTGAAACCCGCGTCAATGGTGTTTGTCAAAAGAGTAATTGCAAAACGGGTGCAATTGGTGGTTATTACGATATGACTTCTGCGGCTTCTGTCGCCACGTGTAGCCATAACGGTGCTGGGCAATATTGTTCGATGATTATTGAGCACGACTCAACTGCGTATTTTCCAGAAGGCGCTCGTTATTATGGAATCGGTCGTTTGACCGGCACCAGTTGCGCTCCCGCCCCTGATGGCCCTGGCTCTTCTACGCCTACTGATCCGCCAAAGCCTTCTGACCCCAACACACCTAAGCCCACTCAGCCAGCCACCCCTGGCGCTCCTGCTGGTGATTCTCCAGGTCAAACGCGCCCTGGTTCGTCTCCCGGTACTGATGGTAATTGCCCTCCCGATTCCTATAAGTCGAACGGTTCTTGCTACCCTAAAAACCCGTCTCCTGAGGCTCCAGATAGTGACGGTAAGTGCCCTGTCGGGACTATTAAAGTTGGTTCTGTCTGTGCGGTTTTGCAGCCAGCTCCCGATAAAGAGCCGGGTGAGGAAGAGAAAAAGCCCTCCGTCTTCGGTGGTGCCTGTAATGCAGTTGCGTGTGAGGGTGACGCTATTCAATGCGCTATTGCTCGCGATCAATACAAGCGGTCGTGTGAGTTGATGGAAAAGGAGTCCCCCGAGTCTCAGCTTTACACCGGCAACAAGGGTAAAGAGGGTGACCAGACGGGCAGCCTACCGGGGAATCAGACCATTAACATGGCCGGACGCATTGACACATCTGATGCGCTCGGCGCTGTATCTGCTGGTGTCTCTGACCTTAATGTCACCGTATGGGGCCAGTCTCTCACCCTGCCTTTTTCCATGCTTAATCCGTACCTTGCCGCTCTCGGCAATGTTTTGCTTTCCGTGTCCTTTCTTATTGCTTTGCGCATCGTCGCAAGGGGTTAAATCATGCCAACCTTTATCGCAGCCATTGGCGGCATGCTCATAAGCCTTGTCGGGACTTTGGCAGGTCGCGTATTGATTGCCCTGGGAATTTCCGTGGTCACTTACACTGGTATTACGACTACTCTTGATTTCTTAAAGAGTCAAGCGATCAGTGCTTTCAGTGGATTACCCGTAGAAGTTTTCTCCATTCTTGGCGTCCTTAAGGTTGGCCAGTGCATCAGCATCGTCACCAGTGCTATTGCTGCAAAATTGCTGCTTGATGGCCTCACTGGCGATACTTTCAAGCGCTGGGTTGGCAAATAAAAATGCTGTACCTCATCACGGGCGCGAACGGCGCAGGAAAGACCCTCAACACCCTCAAGTGGGTTCGAGAAAGATCAGTCAAAGAGGGCCGCCCGGTATGCCATAACGGGCGCTTCGAACCCGTTGAGGGTGGGGAGTTGGAGAGCTGGAAAAAGATCGACGCAAAGGACTGGCAAGCGCAGCCAGACGGCACCATTTTTTTGATTGACGAGTGTCATAACGATTTCCCGCTGAGACCACCCAGCAGCACGCCGCCTGAGCATGTGCGCATGCTTGCAGAACACCGCAGGCGCGGTTTTGATTTCTATCTGGTCACCCAGCATCCTCAAAACATTGACGCATTCGTGCGCCGCTTGATCGGTTCACCTGGGTGGCACCGGCACCTTAAACGCACTTTCGGGGCCGACCTTGTTAGCGTGCTGGAGTGGCCTGCTGTCAACCCCAATTGCGAGAAAGACGGTTCAGGCAAAACGGGCACCGTGACCATGCAAGCCTTTCCTAACGTTCATGGTGCAGCTTCCCCCACCCCCGATAATGAAAGAGACTATGGGCAGGCAGGCAGCAGGCCCAGGTCGAGATA